ATCAAGCTGGACAAGAAAAAATTGGGAATGTCTACCATATTTCAAACAGCTTGCCCTATGCAGAATCATTGGCTGGCGGGAGCAGCCAGCAGGCACCAGCAGGCTGGGTGGATCTTATCGCACGCGAAATGACCGCATGGGTGCGGCAGCAGGCTGATCGCATCGGGAGGCAGGACTGATGGCAGCTATAAGCCTGAACACCGTTCGCAGCACCATTGAAGGCCGACTGGCGACTGAACTAGCGCTGTCGCCTGCCATTCCAGTTGTGTTCCACAATCAACCCTATACGCCAACGCCAAATAGCTCATGGGTGCAGTGCCTGGTCAGCTTTGGCAACAACAACTACCTGACCATGGGCGGCACCACCGGCAGCAGCAACAGCGTTATCGGTGTCATCGTGGTCAATATCTTTACTGCCAAGGGTGTCGGCCCTGGCGCTAACTACACGATCGGCAAGCGCATTCGGGACCTTTACAATAGGGTAGTTGTTAGCGGTGTTCATTTGGACCCGCCCACTGGCCCAGAGGTGGTGGCTGCGCCAACTCCTGAGGGTTACTTCCAAACACAGGTCAGAATGACCTTTGAAACCTTCGAGGATCTCTAGCCATGGCTTTTTACCGAGGGCAGCAAGGAAGCGTCAAGTTTGACGATGCAGGCTCTAGCGCTGCCACTATCACCAGCACCCGCTCATGGTCTATGACCGTCGAGAAGGAGTCGCTTGATACCACCGCACTGGGCGCCACTTACCGCGCTAATGTCGGCGGCCTGATCAGTGGTTCCGGCACCTGCGAGGTGTTGTATACCGCCAGCAGTGCTGATGAAACCAACGTCTTCATCGAGCATGTCAACACTGCGACCGATGAAGGTATCGCGTTGTTTGAGCTGTTTCTTGATACCAGCGGCACCAAAAAGATTAGCTTTGATGGTGTCATCACATCGGCTGAGTACTCCGCTACCGTTGGTGAAATCGAAGTGATCACGATCAACTTCGTCACCAACGGCGCCATTTCTCTGGACATCTGATCATGGCTTTTTATCGCGGGCAACAGGGGACAGTCTTTTTTGATAAGGCTGGCAGCGGCGGTCTGTCTGAGATCGCAGCGGTGCGGTCTTGGTCAATGACCGTTGAAAAGGAGTCGCTTGACGTGACCGATCACGGCGACACCTACCGTGCCAACGTAGGCGGCCTGATCAGTGGTTCCGGCACCATTGAGCTGATGTACGACGCGCCGGGGTCTGGCGACAAACTGGACCTTATCAAAGACGTCAACCAGGCCACGGATGAAGCTGATGCAGCATTTGAGCTGTACCTAGACGAAACCGGCGGCAAAAAGATCACCGGCACTTTAGTGGTGACAAACTCCGAGTATTCAGCTACTGTGGGCGAAATCGAGATCATCTCGGTTAATTTCGTAACCTCCGGGGCGCTGACCCTTAGCATCTAATGCCTGCATCGCAACGTCCGGTCGATCTGTTGACCGGAGCTTTTGACCTCAACCAAAGGCGTAAGTTTGAGGTGAAGACCGATAGCGGCGTTGTAGTGATGACGCTTTACTTCAAGCCCATCACCCGCGCTGATCGCAAAAAGGCTACAACCATGGCCGGCTCGGATGAGGCGCTGGATGTCAGTACGCAACTGCTATGCCAGATCGCTGAGCTAGAAAACGGCACCAAAGCCTTTGCGCCGGCTGATGCAGCCAAGCTGCAACGCGAGCTGCCAGAGCGCGTGCTAAACGAACTGGAGCTGTTCCTGTTTGGCCTTGGCGATGATGCCGGCCTGGAAGAAGCAAAAAAAGACTAGAGGAAGACTCGTGGCTGTTCTTCGAGTTCTTCCTTGCAACTGAGCTAGGCATGACCGTCAGCCGGCTGCGCACTGAGCTAACCGATGCAGAGTTTACGCACTTTGCTGCATATTATGAAGTCAAGGGCAGACGCGAAAAAGAAGAAATGGATCGTGCAAGGTCTCGCAGGTAGACTGTTGCCATAGGGAGGTGCTGCTGTGGCTGTTGTTGAGATTGACGTACGGGTAAATAGCCAGAGTGCTGCACGTAACCTGCAGCAGGTCAATACTGCATCGAGGGCAGCAGCGGCTGGCGTCAACGTTCTTAAGTCAGCGCTTGGGCCGCTGCTTGCGGTTTTTACCGCCGTCAATGCGATTAAGTTTACTGTTGTCAAAACTGCAGAGCTTGAAACCCAAACTCGCAGTATTCAAACACTAACTGGCAGCGTTGACAAAGCAAAACAAATCATCCAAGAGCTGCAGTCAATCGGTGCGGTGACGCCGTTTACCAGCACTGAGTTAATCGATACAGCCAAGCGGCTATCGGCATTTGGCGTTAGTGCTGACCGTGTTGTTGAAACCACTCGACGGCTGGGTGACGTTGCGGGCGCAACTGGCGCCAATCTGGGCGAGTTGTCATTGGCCTATGGCCAAGTCATTGCCAAAGGCCGACTGCAAGGCGAGGAGTTGCTGCAGTTCCAGGAGCGTGGCGTAGCGCTGCAAGATGAGCTGCGCAAGATGTATGGCCTCACTGGCGAGGAGCTCCAAAAGGCTTTAAGCAAGGGACGCATTAGTGCTGAAGCAGTTGAAGTTGCAATCGTTAGGCTCACCAATAAAGGCGGCAAGTACGCCAATGGTGCAATTGCGCAAAGCGACACGTTGGCAGGTAAGTTTAGCACGCTGACGGATGGGGTGGAAATGATTGCTCGGCGCATCGGGCAAGTGTTAACACCAGCGTTAAAAAGCGTGCTTGATTTAGCAAACCAAGCGCTTAGCAAAATAAATGAGGCATTAGCCGGTCCAGCGTATAAAGAGGCCAACGATCAACTATTTAACACCCGAGCAAGGATACAAGAGCTAACCAAGGCAATTAAGGCCGCAGAAGCTGCAGGCATTCAACTTGAAAGATCGGCCCCCATTCTGGGCGTTGATGGTCAGGTAATGGGCGGCGGACAGCCGGTGCTGCCAGGCATGAAATATGAATTACAGCAACTGCAAAAAGAAGCCAAGCGCCTTGAAGATCGACTAAAAGAATTGCGAGCGCCTAAGGTCACTGCTGGCAAGCAGGCCGCGTCTACCACTCCGCCTGCTCTATTGGCAGAGCAAGCCACGGGCGGCGGTCGCTCCATGGATAGTTTCCTTGGTGGTGCGATTAAGGCCGAATTAGAGCGTCAAAAAGCGTTACTGGCGACTCAAAAGCAAATTCAACTAAATACTGTTGCGACTGGCAAAAATGCAGAGCAAGCGCAGCGAATGGTTAATTTTGCTTTTGAATATAAAGAGTTACAGGTTGAAATTGATGCACTATCAAAAACCTTGTCAGCTCGTGAACAATATAGGAATCAAATTATTAGCCAAGCCAAGGACAAAGAGCAAGCGCGTATTGACCTGCTGCAGGCAGAGGATATGATCAGAGCTGAAATCGACAGCAAAAAACTGGCTTTCGCACTAATTGAAGCAAAGCAAAGAGGTGATATTACTGCCGCAACCGTCGAGCAGCAAAAGCGTGATGCTCAATTGGTCGAAGCCGGCAAAGAACGTTTGCAGCAGCTAATCGACGAACAGGAACTATTGCAAGCCCGTTTGGCTGGTAATGAGGCTGAGGTAATTTTGCGTCAGCAGATTAGAGATACGGTAAGAGATACTAAAGGCTTGGATGAAGCCGATGTCAAAAGCAAATTGCAAGGCATCGAAGCGTTAAAAAAACAGCTTGAAATAGCAGATGAAATGAAGCGTCTCTATGAAGACATCGGAATGTCAATTAAAGATGGCGTGGTCGATGCCATCCAAGGCGCCATTCAAGGAACCAAGACATTGCAGCAAACTGCAACGGATCTCCTCAATAGCGTTGCAAATAAACTGCTTGACGTGGCAATCAACCTTGCCCTGTTTGGCTCATTAAGCGGCATGGGATCCAAAGGCGGCGGATTGCTTGGATTAATACCAGCCATTGACAAACGCGCCAACGGCGGCAGCGTCATGGCCGGTAAGCCTTATGTCGTTGGCGAGCGTGGCCCTGAGTTGTTCATGCCGGGCCGCAGCGGTGGTATCGCGCCATCGGGTAGCTTTGGCGGTGGCATCAACGTGGTAGTCAATGTTGATGCAGGCGGCACCAGCGTTCAAGGTGATCAGCAGCAAGGCGTAGCGTTGGGGCGTGCCGTTTCGGCTGCTGTTAAGGCAGAATTGATTAAGCAAAAACGACCCGGAGGCATCCTTGCATAATGGCAACATTCCCCGCGATCACACCTGCATACGGCGCCTCAAAGGCTAGCGCGCCGACAATACGGAAGGTTCAGTTTGGTGATGGCTACGAGCAGCGGCTTAATTTTGGTCTAAACCAAAACCCAAAGACCTGGAACCTTACATGGAACAACATAACCGAAGCCAATGCAGATACCATCGAGGCATTCCTTGATGCACGCGCATTGGATGGCGCTAGTTTTGATTGGACACCGCCTGATACAAGCACCTCATACAAATGGGTATGCGAGACATGGGATAAAAGCATCCCGTATACTGGCCGCGCTGTCATTACAGCAACCTTCAGGCAGGTATTTGAACCATAATGACAGTTCCATTTGCAGCGCTGCAGGAGATCAATCCTGGCACCGTCATTGAGCTATTCGAGCTGCAGTTAAATGCAACACAACATGGCGTCAATGAAACCTACCGCTTCCATGCTGGTGCTAATGCCAACGAACCAGGTTTTTTGCTGCTGGAAGATGGCGAAGACCTGCTGCTGGAAGATGACAGCAAGTTTAAGCTAGATCAGCTTGATTATTTTGATGTGGTATGGGCAGGCAATGCCTATACTCGCTTTCCGCTAGAGGCCGAAGGGTTTGATTACAGCGGCACTGGTCAACTGCCGCGGCCTACTTTGCGGGTAAGCAATCTGCTAGGTACCATCACTGGCCTTATCCTTACCTTGCCGCGTGGCATTGAAGGCGCCAAGGTGACACGCATTCGCACATTGCTGCGTTACTTGGATGCAGTTAATTTTCCTGGTGATGTTAGTCCATACAGCCCAGACCCGACGGCTGAGTTCCCGCGTGAGGTGTTTTACATTGATCGCAAATCAGTTGAGACAAGAGATGTCATTGAGTTTGAATTAGCCGCTGCATTTGACCTTGCTGGTGTCCGTGCACCAAAGCGCCAATGCCTTAGCAGTTTTTGCCAATGGAAATATCGCTCTACCGAATGCGGCTACAACGGCACTGCATATCACGACGAAAATGATCAGCCGGTTGCAACGCTTGCGCTTGATGTATGCGGCAAGCGACTTGATAGCTGCAAGCTGCGGTTTGCGCAATTGATCCGCGCTGGTACCGTCACAGCAGGCAGCACCAGTTTGGTGCTCGATGAGGCTGCAGCGGCT